TCACCCATGCCTTTCCCGTCACACACGCCTTCACCGTCACCAACGCCTCGCCCGTCACCAACGCCTCGCCCGTCACCCACGCCTTTCCCGTCACACACGCCTTTCCCGTCACACACGCCGAACCCGTCACCCACGCCTCGCCGTTTTGCGACAGATTTCTCTCCGCCTCAATCCAACCGCCCAAATCGCCCGCCTTCACGTCGTGCTCCGGAATATCAATCAGCGCACGGATGCGATGCAGCGTTACACCGCCGATTTCTTTTGTTCCGTCCGTTAGTTCATACTTTTTCATTTTTGCTTTTCCTCCCACGGCGTATTCGCCATTTCTTCTGGTGTCGGCTTCCGCAGCCAGCAACGCCATTCTATACCGTACTCTTTTGCGGTGTACCGATCAAACTCTTCACTCCCAACCTCATTAAATGTTAAATAACCATCCTCAAGGGTATCTATACATCCCGACCAAATTGGATAATTGCTGTTCCGTTCAAGCCAGCAAACGTGGTTGTACCGAACATTATTTTCGTTCGCAATTTCCAACACCTCTTCCAGCGTCAACACCCGGTTCGGTTCTTGCCGTCGCTTCATTGCTGCTTTGTACGCACCTTCTTTCGTATGATTCGCAGGGCTGTGGATGCCACACGACGGCGTATTGCATTGATACCAATACATTTTCTCCTCGTCCGCGAACAGTCCGAAGATCACATCCTCGTTGTCCTCCAAGCGCATTTCCGCGCCGCAGTAGGGACAGCGCGGAGCAGGGTTGTTTTCCTTATTCATCGTCGTCGCCATCCTTCTTCTTCTCCGGCAGCCACTTCGCAGCTTTGCGTTCATCCTCCGTCGGCTTCCGAAGCCAGCAGCGGAAACCACGCAGATATTCATCCAGCGGATAATCCCAAACGTCCCAGCTCTTTGTATACACCTTGATTTTATTTTCTGTTTTCCCTTTGTCGTTGATTACCTCTTCCACAGCCACAAGACATTCTTCAATATCGCACGCCTCACCATGCCACTCAACAAAACATGCTTTTGAGCAAATATTGTACAGCGACAAAATCTTGTTCGGCTCTTCGCCCCGTTTTAATGCCGCTTTGTAGGCTTCTTCTGCCGTTCTACCTGTTGGGCTTTTGCTTTCACACTCTGCATTTGTACATTTGTACCAATACCGCAGCACACAATTCCCGTCCGTTTCGAGCAAGTCAAAGATTCCAGTTTTAAGAAGCATCTTTGACCAACAATACGGACAAGATACGGGAAACTTCTCGTTACTCATTGTCGCTTTCCTCCTTTGGCGCGTCCGGGTATGGCATCCAGTGCGTGATTTTCACGGGCTTGCCGGGGTACATTTCGTCGCAAAACTCTTGTTTGCCTGGATAAAAACGCAACGATGGATAGTTCCACCCACTTTCTATATCAAATCCGATAACGTGCGTTCTGTTTAGCGGCAGCACCTTGTCCACGGAAAACCATTCCGGCGCACGTCGATTCCACTTCTTCATTGCCTTTTTCGGCGTTTTTCCTGCTGCAATGGCTTGTCTACACGCATTGCATTCGCAAAACTAACTGCCGAAAAAATAATCAGGTTCTACAAGTTCGATTTTTCGTTCCCCGCAGAACGGACACGGTTTCAGATTATAATCCTGCATTCTTCTTTCTCCTTTCGTCATTATTCCACGCTCTTGCGGCTGCGGCTCTTGTTTTCCCGAACTCACCGATATAGCCACAGTCCAAGCATCTCACCTCAAAACCGTTACCGCCGAAAAATTTAGTCAACATTTCCACGTACTTGCTTCTGCAATTCGGGCAAGGCTTTGGTTTTACTCGCATTACGCCCATCCCCCCTTAAACTTGTTGATGAAGTACACTTGCCCTTTGCCCGTCACTTTCGGCGTTCGCCGCAGTATAACGCTGCCGTCCGACGTTGTGATAGCCGTTTCCTTTATCTCGAAAAGTCCCATATCCATAGCTCTTTGCGTCGGGCAGTTGTGAAGCTCTCCTTTGCTGCACAAATATCCGTTCACGCGCAGGAGTTTGAACAGCTTCTTTTCGCCGATTTCAACGCCATTCTGCCGCAGCAGCTTCGCCATCTCGTTCACAAGGATGCTTGTTTTGCTTGCGCTCACAGCATCCGCGAACAGCGCCTTTGGCTGCATCTCCGTGATTTGCTTGTCGCGCTGCTCAATCTGTCGCTGGGCAACAATCAGGGCTTTCGCCATCAGGTCAGCGTCGCTCATGTCTTCCTGCCCTGCGATGTAGCCGCCGCTCTTTCGGATTGATGGGATGACATCGTGCGTAATCCAGCGCTTGAACTCTTTCGCCTCCGGCTTGCGACTGCTGAGGACGAGTGCGTACAGCCCGGGTTCGCTGACGACGGTCACGTTTGGATTGCCGCGATTTCCGTCGGTTAAAACGACGGTATTCTTTTCGTCGTCGTCCAGACGTGCCACTGCATCCCGTGCGTTCTTGACTTCCAGCGCTCGGCACACATCCGCCGCCACGAACCACGGCTCTTGTTTCCCTTCTTCGACGAATGTCCGAATGTTTCCAAACCGTTTGTTCTCGTAAACGATGATGTTGTACATGGCTTTCCTCCTTTTAGTCCTTTTTTAGGCATGTATACCGCATATGCGGCTTATCAAACCCCAGATTCACAACTCCCGTTGCGCCGTTTCGGTTCTTCCTGATTCGGCACGTCTGCCACGTCAAACCGTTCGCTTGGCAATTGTGGTACATCTGCCATCTGTCGCTGTTCGCGTCCTGCGGCTCTTCCGGCTCATGCAGGATGAGAAACACGTTCGCGTCCTGCTCAATCGCGCCGCTATCTCGCGCTTGTGACATATCCGGCTCGCTTTTTGCCGACTTGCCGAATCCCTTCTCGCTCTCGCGGTTAAACTGCGTCATGCACAGCAGCGGAACGCCTAAATCCATCGCCATCAGCTTTAACTCGCGGCTGATTTGCGTGACTTCCTCCGTGCGGTTTCCGCATTTTTCGTCGGCTCTCATGAGTTGGATGTAATCAACTACAATCATGCTTAACCCCTGCTTGCTCGCCTTCATTTTCGCCGCTGCGTTGCGGATTTGCAATGGCGTGACCGCTCTTTCCTCGATGGTGACTGGTAAATCTGCAAGCACCTGATAGCAAGGCGAAATCTGCGCGAAGTCCTCCAATTCCATCTTGCCTGTGGAGATTTTCTGCAAGTCCACGCCTGATTCATTCGCCATGAAACGCGCCGCAATTTCCACCGGGTTCATTTCCAGCGATACGAGCAGCACCCCGCCGCCGTGCTCCGCAACGTACTTCGCCATGCAGATAGCCAGCGACGTTTTACCAACGCCAGGACGTGCGCCGATGTAGATTAGCTGTCCCGGCTTGAAGCCGCCCAGCATTACGTCAAGGTCTGCGATTCCGCAAGTTACGCCATCCTTCTTATCGAAAGAATTCGCAAGCATTAGCGACGCTTCGTGCATCGTCACCCCGTCGTTGACAGCGGTTGACGACTGTGCCGCCGCCGCGCAATCCGCTTGCAGCGCCGCAACCGACACGCCCGGATTTCCTACATCTTGCAGGATTTTTCGCGCCAGCGTCGCCAGTTCGCGGCGTTTCGCGCACTCCGCCAAAATCGCTATGTACTGCCGCGACATGACGGGCGAAATGCCCATCTGCACGCATTGCATCAAGAGGGCGGTATCCTGGAAGTCGCATTGCACTTCTGCATCCAGCGTTACAAGGTCAACATTTTTCCCCTGCTTCACAAGTCGCATGATTCCGCGCTGACAGGCTTGCATCTGGTTTAAGCCAAAGAGTGCATCAGGCAGTGCGGCAACTTCCTGCGCCACGATTGCATCTTGCATCGCAAGCCCAATCAGGCTTTTTTCCGCGTCCTCGTTGATGTATGCGTCCATCTTTAACTACTCCACGCTCTCGCTAATTCTTCCAGCTTTGTCCGTACCTCTGGATGCTCCATTGGCTGGTTTTTGACGCAACTCATGAATACATCTCTTTGTTTAACTTTCGGCGGCTCGCGCACTTCAATTTCATCCGTGCTATTGACAAACCTTATCGGGTGCTTTTCCGCCTCAATCCGCGCTTGCTCTCGTCGCTCTTTCTCCTGTTTTTCTTTCGCGCGTCCATTGATTACACCCTTGAGGTATCGGATGTTAGGCTTCCCAGATTCTCCGGCGATTTTCACGCATTCCAGCACCTCTTCCGCGCTGTTGTCCGCCACAAGCTGGTTGAGCGTCTCCATCGTCGCCGTCGTGTCGGGGAATCCCTGCCGTTTCGCTTCGTCCAGCACCTCGTTTGTGCCTTGCTGGATTTCTGCTGCTTCTTCGTCGCTGATGAAGGGTGCAGGGGTGTGCACTTCGGGCTTCTGCTCTGGTTCGGGATTGAGCTGTGCCTGTGCCGATTCGGGATGCTGGATTGCTTCTGGCTTTTCTTTCTTCGGGCGACCACGTCCGCCAGCCTTGCCACCTGCGGAACGCACCTCGTGAATCTTGCAGATTTTATCGCATTCTCGCAACAGCGCAAGGTACAAAAACGCCGCGTTTCCATCAGGCTCGACATCCTCACCCGTCGCCACATAATCAAGAATGGCTTTAAGCGCACGTCCGGCTTCTTCGTCGGAAAGTCTCGCGATTTCCCGGCGCATAGCTACCTGCACAGGCACATACTCAAGCTCCATTTGCTACCTCCATCAGCCGCCGTTAGAACGGCAAGTCCTCATCGTATACCGGGGTATATTGCGTCTGTGCGGGCGGTTGAGCCGCCTCATGCGCTGTCTGCGGTGCATCCTGCTTCGCGCTGTCCAAAAACTCAACATCTTGCGCGAAAACTTCCAGCGTCGCGCGTGTGCTTCCGTCGTTGGCGTTGTATGTGCTGACGCTGACGCTGCCAATCACACACACCTTGCGTCCCTTGGCAAGGTACTTTTGGCACGTTTCCGCTTGCTTATCCCAGACGGACACGCGGAAGAAGTCTGCTTCCGCCTTTTCGCCCGGTTTCGCGCGGCGATTGACCGCAACCGTGAAGTTGGCGACGCTCTTGCCGCTCTGCGTCGTGCGCAGCTCAACGTCCCGCGTCAAATTCCCGATGATTGTCAGCTTGTTCATTGCTTTTCCTCCCCAGTTTGTACAGCTTCGCTATTTTCTCGTCGATTTTTACGGGCTGAATGTGGTACTTCTCGTCGAAATCCGCCTGTGCCATCGTGTGGCACTCTGTGTGATGTACCCGGCAAAGCGGTTCGCACGTCAGCCCGATATGATTGATTTTCGTGCGGTCTGCGCCCATGCCGACGCGCTCCCAGTGATGCAGGTCTGACGGTCTGCGTCCGCAGACGGCGCACTGCTTGTGCATCGCGCAAGCATAGATATACGCGCCGATGTCCTCCGCGTACTCCACAAGCGGCTGTTTTGTCGGAATGTCATTCACCACGCAGAACTCAACCAGCCAATCAATATAAAGCCTCGCGGTTGTCATGTCCACGTCGGACAGGCTGAATGCCTTAATTGCCTCCGCTTGCAGCCTGTCAATCCGCGCTCGCAGGAACTCCGCCTTGAGCATCGTGTTGAGGTCGCTTTTGTCCCCCTGTCCGATGTATCCCGTCGCTGCTGCTATTTCGCCAATCAGCGCCCACGCCTTGCGCCGTTGCTCTGGACTGATTGTGCGGCAGTCCTGCCAAAGCACCGTAACGGTATCGGACAGGTTTTCCGCATCGGGGCGGGCAGTCTGGATTGTCAGGCTGCCCGGCTGCTCGATGACTTTGCCGATTGTCGCAATCATGGCTCACTCCACGGCTCGTGTTTGGTTTCCTCGCGTGTCGGCTCTTTCTCCCAGCACCGCCACTTTGTGCCGTACGCCTCTTCTCCAACGACGAAACTGCCAATACCAAGATTGTACGGAATCACTCGGCACGTTTTGTTTGTGCGCACGAGGAAATACGCACAGATTGGAATGTTGTAGCGCAGTTCCACCCAAATACGCGCCGTCTTTTGGTTCTGCGTGATTGCTTCGGCAAACGTCAGAACGGGGTTTCGCTGCTTAGTCGTCATCGTCACTTTCTTCCTCCCTTGACGGAAATTCTGAATCGCACGTCGGGCAACGAAGCCGCGCTGTTCTTCTTTCCATATCGAGTACAACGTATTCCATCTCATCGTCGCAGTACGGGCATCGCGGCATAAGTTCTTCTTTAGGCATTCTTTTCCACCTACAACAGCTTGCCTCCCCTTTCTCCATGCGTTCTGCTTGAAGTTTGTAATAACGTTCCCGTGCAGATTTACGGATTTTTTCTCTATTCGCTAAGTAATATTCGCGCTGCCGTTTTTGCAAC